AAATACAGTACCAGCTACTAAAGGTGCTTTACCTTCTTTAGCTATTGTTTTTAATATAGTTCTATTTGCAGCATCTGTTTGTAATGCATCAAATGCTTTTTTAATTTGTGGTTCTACTTTAGCACGTATAGCATCAGCATTTACATTTGCTTCATCTAATTCACCAGTAGCTCCTTCAATAAAACGATTTAGTACTTGTGTAACTCCTTCTGGTTTACCATTAGTCATAGTTTGACCATCAAGTATTTCTTTTACTTTAGGATCTGTTTTAGCTAGTTCTTTCATTTTAGCTGTAACATCTAATTCTTTACCTATAAGATTTAAAGAACCACCCCATGCAGTTCCTAATGTTAATCCCATAGCACCACCTAATGCAGATTCAACTGCAAGACGATTAGTATCAAACTCACCACCTTCTCCTAGTTGCATAATAGCAGAGTATGCAGCACCTTCAGGTACAGCTATAGTACCAACTGCAGCACCTCTAGCTAGTCTTGGTGTCTTAGCTAAGATCTTATTAGCCTGATAAAATTTAGTTAGTGCATTAGCTCCTAAGAACTGTGGTGTAAATATAAGATATGGATCTGCCATAAATGCATTTACTAACTCACCACCCATAGCACCTGGATTAGTTTTTACTGCTTCTTTCAAAGCATCTATACTAAATGGTTCATCATTTAGAGTATAACTATATCTTTCTAATACAGCTTCTGCCTCTAGATATTCAGGGCTACCTCTTAGATTAGGATTTTGTTTTATAAAAGTTTCTGCTCTTTTAGCTTGTACTTCTTTAGTATTACCAGATAGACCTTGAAACAATGCAACTGGTAAACTTTCATATCGCATTAAATCTAATGGATTTCTTAATGTTTCAAAGAATCCTTTAGGTTGTGGTGCAGATATATCTATAGCACTAGAAACATCTACTGATGGTGATATGTCAATTGGTCTTGATATATCAATAGGTGCAGAAATATCTACCATTAATCTATTAAAGTAAGACCTGCTGCTTCTACTTTTGCTCTAATTTCTGCATCACTAATACCTTTATTAGATGGTCTTGATTTTAATTCTGATAAACTTCTTGTCTTAGGACCTGTAACAGAATCTGGATTTATTTTTAATTCTTTACCAAATCTACCACGGAATGTAGAAGTATCTTTTAATCCTCCACTTGCTTGTAGTTGTTGATAAGCAATAACAAGTGCTTCATTATAACCTAAAGATAAATTTTGATTACTTGCAATACCTTGTAATTCTTTTGCTTTGCCAGCAACAAAATTTGCTACACCTTCTATATCATCTTTATCTACATCATTTGCAATAATATTTTTAGCTATTTCTAATTCACCTTTAGTTGCAATTGGCACAGCAGTCATATCTTTTTCTGCTTTTAAAACTTTTATTTCATTTAATTTTTGTGTTGTAGCATTCATATTAGCTTGCATTAATGCTGCAGCTTGATCTTTATTATATTTATTATTACCTAACATTGCAGTAGCAAAGTCTTGTGTTTGTGATCTACTATATAAATCTAAGCCACTTAGCATTGCAGCATATCCTTCTGGATCATTTGATTGCATATTAAATATTTTATCAGCTACTGAGTTTAATTGATCTTTGAAAGATTTACCTGTAACTGTAGCTTCTGGTAATAAAGATTGTGATTGTGTTCTTTGTTTATCAGATATACTAGTAGTATCTTGATTATATGCTTGTTCTCTAGCTTGTGATTCTGCAGCCATTTCATCTTTTTGTTTTGTACTATAAAAACCTTCAGGTTTTGGTTTAAAAATATCTCCTGCTATATTGCTTTTTCTACCAGCAAATATTCTGTCAAATAAACTTTGTTCTTGTTGTGCTGTAGAACCAGCTACTCTTTGTTGATCAGTTAATAATCCGTTTGCCATAATAATCTCCTATCCTAATAATCCGCCAAGACCGCCAAGGATTGCTCCATAGCCTCCCATGCCAAATGAATTGCCTAAATTGTAACCAGCTTGCGCTCCACCTAATGCAGAACCAAATCTACTACCACCACCTGAGTACTCATAGCTTGGATTGTTAAATGATCCAATGCTTAAGATAGGTGACATGAATGAATTTAATCTATCGTATGGTGATCTTTGTTCAAACTCATATCTATTGATACGATCTTGTAAAGTTCTAGCTGCAAGATCTTCATAAGCAGCACCAACTTCTCCAACACCTGCTATACCTGCACCTCTACGTCTATCATATAGATCTTGAATATTTTGTATACCTTCAGCTCCTGTACCCATTCTACCAAACATAGCTTCTCTAGCCTGTTGCTCTCTAGCAATGTCAGCTTGTGATGCACCATATTGTCTACTTAGTTGTGCAGCTCTAGCTTGTTGTTCTCTAGTCATATCTGCTTGACTGCCTTGATACAATCTATCTAAGGCTTCTCTACCACCAGTAAACTGTCTACCAATAGCAGACTCTCTTGCATCTAATTCTCTAGCTCTTTCTGCTTCTGCAGCAGATTGTGCAATAGGAGCATAGGCTTGAGTAAAGCCTCTAGACACAGCTTGCTGTGCGCCTGGACTAGTTCCTGTTCTACCCATACCACCAAATGAAGATTGTACTTCACCCATAACATCACTTAAGATTCCAGATCTAACTCCAGAAAGATATTCACCTTGTGGTTGTATTTCTGTATAAGCATCTCTACCAGGATCAGCAGATCCATAACCTAATCCTAATCCACGATTAGCATAAGCACTACCCATGCCTGCACCTAGACCTCTATTTAAATAAGAATCACCTGCAGCACCAGACGCCATACCACCAAAGGTACCAGCAGCTAGGTCATAGTAATTACTACCACCCATCATATCCATGCCTTGAGCTTTTTGTAAATCTAAAGCAGCTTGAGTTTGTGGTGAAAAATCAACAACTGTAGATCCAGGATAATAATTTCTGCCAACATCACTCGCATATAAACGAGCTGATTCTGTCATGATATCAGATATATAAGGTTCAGCTTCCTCGTAAACGCCTCCTACTACTTTTGATACTTGTGGGTCATCGGATCCAAATGACATATATTATTCCTCCAATTTTCTTTCTAATAAGTAATGAGTTACTTTATAATTATGTTGTTTAAGTATGCGAGACCATCCTGGTCGAGCATATGTTTCTAAATGAGTACAGCCTTGTTGCTTACCCCACTTCTCTATTATTTCTATTTTATCTTGCCATAACTTTCTGTTCTTACCTGTTACAATAAACAGATTAAGAGATCTAGTATTAGGTCTAGTTATAACTTTAGATACAATACAACCTTGGTATTTATCTTTTTTATCTTCATTCCATAATATCCAAAGCTGTGCTTTATTATCATAGATTGAATCCATTACATCTTTAAGATTATAATGATTACCAGAATACTTTAATGCTTTGTCTATAGATTCCAGAACAAAGGGTTCAGCTTCTTTAACATTGTCTGTAGGTATAAGTACAGGTATTGTCATGTAATTTCTAAATAACTTGTTATCACGTGTAGTCTATTTGCAGTTGCAGCAGTAGCTTTAAGTATATCAGATTCACCTAATACTAATGTAGCATTATGTCCACCCATACCTTGTATAGTAGATTTAGCTCCAACAAAAGTATCTTTTAAAAACTGAAAAGTATCATCTCCATTAACTATTGTTAATGATATACTATCATCATTGTTACTATCTTCACATATTACAATAGATTTTATAATAATAGTAGAGCCTGCAGCTACAGTAATTAATGCAGTAGCATTAGTAGTAGTAAGATCTACTTTAGAATTTTTGTAGGTATGAGCCATTATTGAACACTTTCTTTAAAGCCATCACTAAGTTTTTTCCAAAATTCGTCTAATGGATTATGTTCACAGTTAGCACATTTACAAGAAACACAGACACCACCATTACCACAATGACAACTATGTTCACAATTTCTACATTGATCTACGTCAGAAACCATGCAGCTACCTCCTGATTTTCTACATTATGATATCGTACTAATTGATTTACAACATCTTCTGCTACTAATTGAAACTCATATTGTGATAGTAATATACCTTCTAAAGTATAAGCAGGATAGTTATAAACATATTCTAAGTTTTGTTTACTAGCCATTAACCTCTTGCTCCTGGAGCGCCACCTCTTTGACCTACACCACCTACACCACCACCTGGTCCAGTTGGTCCACCACTTCCGTCTCTATCTCCTGGTCCAGTTCCTCCTGATGGTCCAGTAGGACCACTAGGTCCAGTAGGACCACTAGGTCCATCTCTATTAGGATCTCTAAATGATTCACGATTTCTATCAGCTTCAGAATCTATATCACCTATGCCTAGTCCAGTAGGTCCAGTAGAATCTGGATCTTTATCAGTATCTCTACCAAAGAATTCTTTAATTTTATCAAAGAAAGATTTTTCTGGATCATCTGGATTAGTAACACGAGCTTGTTCTCTAACATTCGCAGTTATGTCATTGTAGGCTTCTATATCTATATCTTTAATACGATCAAGTTTTTCTTGATAAGTTTCATTACGATTTAATATACCACCTAAAGTAAAGTTATTTACATAACCTGATAATATTTTAGCTATTGTAGCGTCTATACCTTCTAATGCTGTTACTTCACCAGTTTCTGTATTAATTCTATAAGCTACTCCATTAATTACTTCGTGAGTATTTGTTACACTAGCACCTTGATCTTTATCTCTACCTTCAGCACGACCACCAGTATCACTTATTAAACCAGTATTAGTATCTTCTACTACTTCTTCATCTTTAGGTCTGCCAGTTCTAGGATCTATTCTACCTTCATCTACATCATAAATGTTTTCAAAGATACCACGACCACCTGGATTAAAATCTAAATCATCAGTTCTAAACTGTCTGTTATATTCAGGAGTAACAATCTCAGTAGCTCCTGTAGTAGGATTAATAATTATTTGTTGTTGCTCTCCACCTTCAGTAGCATCTACACTTCTTCTACTTGAACCAGTACCAGCTAACATATTTTGATATTCCATACGAGCTTGTTCAAACTGTGGCGTTAATATTTCTCTACGCAAATCATTTCTTAAGGTATCAAACTGTCTTTGAGACGAGCTAGGATAAAATATGTTATTATACTTTGCTAATAATTCATTGAAATAATCTCTTGCCATTATCTATAACCTTCTTTGATTGCTTCTATATCTATACCTTGTGCATCTGACCACGTGGTAGCTGCAGGTATAGTTAAGTTAAATTTAAAATATCTTGCTGATTTATGAAAAGGCATTGTACCTGTAGCATGTATACTAGCAGCAGCAGTATTAGAAGCAGTATCAGCAACTCTGTTTCTAAAACTCAATGTTCCTGTAGCAGCAGTAGTATCTACTATAGGTCTTACATGGGTAACTAAAGATCTATTCATTGGAAATAATTCTGTTTCTGAAGTTCCTATCTCAGCCTCTAATGCATCACCATTAAAAGATCCTAATTTATGATCTGTACCAAATGCACCTACTGTTCTTAAGCCACCAATAAATATAGGGCTATCAAATGATACTGTTATTGCATCTATATCATTAGTACCTGATGCTGGATAGTCATCTAGTTCTTCTAAAGTAAATCCAGGTGATAGGTAATCTATAATAACTTCATGTTCTAATTCTACAATAGACCATCTATTACTAGCTATGTGAAATATTAATATCTTATCATTAAGTGTACCAGAGTTATTACCAGTAGCAGAAGGATAAGACCACATAATTAATTTGTTTTCATGGTCATAAGAAGCTCTTACTCTTTCTCTTAATGCAAACTTAAGATCATTATAGAAAAAACGATCTACTTTATTTGCACCAATAGGTTTAGCACTAGAACCATCAGTAACATAAAAACCATCTTCAGATAAAAAATAAACTAAGTTACCTACTTGTATTACATTCTTACCTTGTACAGCTCCTCTGTTATCTTCTATTCTTCTAAAAGAAAATACTACATTACCACCACGATAATCCATACGAGTAATACGAGACTCTTGAAATATTAATCCAAACTGTCCACCAGTAATACCAGTGATAACACCACCTTCTGGTAATGTTTCAGAATCAGCTTGGTTAACACCTGTAGTCCATGCAGTAGGATCATTAAAGCTAGACCATTGCACTTTGTTTTGCAATGTAGCTTGGAAACCTGTAACTACAAAATTACCTACAACTGCTGCATGTCTAAATGCTGGAGGTGATCCAGCTAATGCTGCAAAGTCTGTTGAGCTATCTAGTGTCCATGCTTGCGGTGCATCATCACCATTAAAAGCAATAACAACTTCACCAAATCTAATAAAATCCCAATAGGATTCAGCAGGATAACTAAAAGTAGTACCACCACTTTCATCCACAAAAGCATTAGATGTTAGTTTATATAACTTAGTAGCGTCACCTGCAAATATAGATACAACACCACTATCAGATTTAAATGCTTTACCACCTTGCGCTCTAGCAGTTAACGCATTACTGGAAGTAGCAGCTATACTATTAAAAGGTCTATAACTGTTTACTGCAGGAAATACATTTCTAGCTTGTGTAGAACCAGGATTGTTATGATCTGGTAGGTCTGGTAGCCATTCTGCAAAAGGTAACTGCATTATTTTACGTTATCTAAATGATTAATATTAATACCTGATCTTTGAATTAAAGGTGATCCATTGTATTTATCTAAAGCATCTGCATCTTCTGCTTGTTTAATTGCAGCTTCATACTGAGTTTTAAATTGTAATACGGTTTGTTGGTCCATGCCTCTAATAAATGTTGATGCATAATATAATGCACCATATAAATATATATCAGGAAACTTTGTTAAAATAGTATTAGTTGTAGTTGTACTATCAATACTATCAAAGGCTTTATAAAAAACTATTCTTGCTGTGTAAGTACTATCTGGTGCAGGACTAAATCTAAAGTTTGATCCTTCAATAGAGAAAGCTCTAGGTACACCTGTATTAGTAAAGTCTTGTGTATCAGCTTGATGAAAGGGAGTCATTAATGATAATACTCTATCAGGAGTAGCACTAGTTAGAATAAAACTTCTTATCTGTAAAAATCCTGTAGGCAATGCTTCAGTTGCTGCATCAATAGTAAATGCACTATCAACAGTTTCCATATCTCTTATTCTTAATCTACGATTAAAGTCTGCTTCAGTAAGATCTATAAAGTCATCTATCTCTGTAGTCAAATCATCACGTGCTAAGAAATTAGCAATAGCTGTTTTTAAATTTGCATAATTGTTTAAAGCCATTATAACCTTTTACTTCCTGTTCTAAAGTTTTCGAACTCATTACTATTAATCATCTTTTTAATAATATCTCTTTGATCATCTGCATGTAGTTGATGATAATTAGAATGACCAAATAGTTCTTTAGTTTTAATTTGTAATGCAATCAATGGTATCTGTGCTATACGTTGAAACTCACCTTTTTGTTCTGTATGATTTCTTGCTATCTTATTGGCTTTAAGTATAGATTCAGTATCTTGTGATTTCTTTACTACAAGTTTGCTTGTTGTTTTATCTATATGTATATCCTGATTAGGATTATATATATCTGACATATTACAGCTCCGTTGTATCTACAGCATATGCATCAACTAAAACTCTCCAACCATATGTATCAGACATAAACACAAGTCCAATACCTGTATTTTCTGTGGTCAATGTTAAGTCTGCAGTTAATCCTTGTATCTTTTTTCCGTTTCTAGCTACAGTTAAATTAGCACTGTCAAAGTTTGCAGCACTATCTAGTATGTGAATCTCATCACCAACTGCAGGTGCTGAAGGTAAAGTAATTGTAAATGCAGCTGTTGTTGCAGTATCAGCTAATAGTCTGTCACCAGCTACTGCTGTGTATGCAGAAGTTTTAACAGTCCATCTTTTCAATGCACCATTAATTGCTTCAGTAGTTGTAATTGTATCTACAAATGTATCTTTAAAGCGTAAAGAGGTTGTACCTAAATCTACATCTGAATCTGTAATTGGTGCAAGTACACCATTAGATATACTTACTTGTTCATCACCAGCAGCAACAAAAGAAAATGAATCTGATGCGTGTTTATAATGAATACCACCAGAGTTAGAAGCAGCATTATCTCCAAAGTCAATTAATGCTATGTTATTAGCACTACCAACCATTTGAATACCTGGTCTATTATCATCTTCAAATACAGCACATTGAGTAGTTGCATATACTGGACTTGATGCTTCATCATTTACTACATGAAGTCTTAATGCAGGACTATCAAAATTAATGCCTACTTTATCTGCACTACCATCAATAAATAATAAATCTTGTTTAGTATTACCTTCAAATCTTGTGTCAACACTATCACCATCTTCATTAAATACAGTACCTGTAAATAGATCGGTGATTGTTATTTTTTTAGTGGCAGTTGCACTGGTGTCTACTATAGGTAGAACGTCTGCAGCAGCAGCCGATGTCAATGCTGTTAAATCACTAATCTTACTATCAGCCATGTTTAATCCTCTTTCTTAATACTTTTGTTCTTTGTTTGTTCTTGTTTTGTTGCTTAGAGCTTTGCTCTTTAATTTGTAATACTTTTACTAATTCACTAAACTCCATTAATTTTGGATTGGATTATCAGTAAAGTAAGAAACACCTACACCATCTTCACGTATGATGTTATCGCCTGTTTCTAATAATAGGTATGTTAAATCTTCTAGGTTTATGGCATC